TCAGCCATTTGCTATTCTTAAAAAATCGTCAACTGTAACAGGCAGATTGTACTCTGCATATACATCCAACGTCATTCGTATATTAGCGTGACCCATTAAATACTGAACAGATTTAACGTTCATACCAGCAGAAATCAGTCTTGTGCAGAACATGTGCCGAAAAGTATGTGGTGTCGTTTTTGGTAGAGTGTCGCCTGTTTCTCTATGGTATGCTCCAATCATACTTTCAATAATTGACTTGACGGAATCTTTGTCTTTTGGAGAAAGGGTTCCTCTTTTCAAAAATAGGAACGACGTATATCCATCCATCTCTGGACCAGGATCATTTAATGCTTCTCTTTGACAAATAAGCCTTTCGAAACTTTCTCTTGCGCTATCAGTAAGTGGGATTTTCCTTTTCCCGCTTTCACTTTTTGGCTCTTGCACAAATGTTCCAATTCCTGGGACATATGATATTTGATGTGTTATGTTTAAACAATTATTTTTTAAATCAACGTCATCAATTGTTATTCCGCATAACTCACCAACACGAACTCCTGTTTCATGCAGTATAATAAGCATATCTGTATATTTCTTATAGACTTTACTCGTTTTAGAAAAGTCAATAAGTTTTTTATACTGCTCTTCTGACAATATAATTTTTTTCTTTTTCGTAGGCTTTATAAGTTTATTCAAGCTAAATGAAAACGGATTATAAGAAATCATATTCTCGTCAACAGCCATTTGAAAAGCAGGAGAAATTATATTTTTCATATTTCCGATAGCACATTGGCTCATTCCATTTTCGTTAAGAGATAAGAACCATTCTTTCGCATCTAATGTCGATATTGATGATATATTTTTTTCTCCGAATGGATCGTTTTTTATTTTTCTAAGATATTGCCCTCGTGTATAAGCAGAAGTTTCCTTAAGTGATTTTTTGTGAATAGTTTCATATCGTTTTATCAACTCATACATTGTTATTATCACATCGGCCTGTTCCACGTCAGACTCTAAAGCTTGTTTCTTTTTATCTCGAAGTGCTTTTAAATCATTTGCGTACATAGTATGCCGTTTTCCAAATTTATCTGTCCAGCGGTATTGATACAGGCCATCTTTTCTTTGACTCTCACCTTCTTTTAAAACTCTACCTTTGTTATCTTTACGTCTTTCCATAATATTAGACTCCTTACATTATAATAAAGAGCCTTGATGTGACGACATGAGTATACCACACCAAAGCTCAAATTTCAAATTGAATAAGACTGATCTATGTACTTTTCAAGAGCTTTACGTTTGATAAGACGTTTTCGGCCTACAAAAAGCACAAACGGACAGTTTTGTTCTTCCGCCATTTCTCGAAGTTTGCATTGACCAATATTCGAATATGCTGCAGCTTCTTCTATTGTAAGGGTGGCTTTTTCCCAGATTGGAACTTCTTTCATAGAATCTCCTCCATCTTCTCCGACCCGTATCGTGACACGCACACATTATATAAGAGCATCGCCCTGGTCATTAGGCCAACACCACCGATACGAGGGGTTACTTTGATACCATCCATATTATAAACAGCGTCAGAACAGTCGCCATGTTGTTTTCCGTTTTCGTCATAGTTGATACCAACATCGATGCAGACCTCGACTCGATCAAGACCAAACGGCGTGATAAAGTTGCGTTTTCCGACCGCAGAAATAATCACATCGACCATTTCATATCCGAGGGCAGTGGCTTTCATGGCGGAGCCCGTGCTATTCACAGAGATCACATTACAGTGTCTCCCGATCAGCATATCAACCAGTGGACGACCCACAATATCAGACTGACCACATACAAGCACATTCTTGCCATCCAGATTGTAACCGATGGAATCAAAAATCTTCATAACGCCCAGCGGAGTGCAAGGCTGAAATGGTGATGTAGAATTAAAACCATCAACGTCAAGTTCGTCTGGAGTGTAAATATTCTTTGGATTGATATGTTTTGGTAACGGGAGCTGAACAATAATACCATCTACGTTTTCATAATTATAATCTTCTTGTATCTTATCTTTCAAACTATCTTCGGTTGTCTCTTCCGGTAATTTGATAAGTTCTGCTTCGATTCCAACCTCTTCACAGTCACGCAGCTTACCGCGAATGTAAGCGTTGGATGCAGGGTTATCCCCTACTTGATAAATATATAAAACAGGAGCATCGTTAGCTTCTGCGATAATATTCTTGATTTTATCTTTGATATTTTGTGCGATAGATTTACAATCAATAATCATTGTGAACCTCCTTATAGCATCATACCGGCAATGGCATGAATGACCCTCTCAAACATCTCGTGATTAAAAACATAGTCGCCAAGGTCACGCACAAACGAGATGATATTATTTTCGCGGCCTTCGATTTTGAAATGCTTAAATCCCTGTGAAACCAACATTTTGATTTCATCTTCATTCATAGATGTGCCAAGAAAAGGATTGCTGTTTCGAGTAGAGCCGCAATAGTTATATACTGTCGCCAACTGATTTTGTAGCTCCGTAATATCATCACCATTGACAATAGCCTGACCCAGCTTTGTGTTCAGCTGATAGTGACGGCCTGCCATGGGACAATTCGGCAGACACCGGTGATTGACAATAAATTCTACTCGATCATGGTCATGTAAATTCTTAATAAACTGCTCGTCATGGATTTTAAATGGATTCACAACGACAATATCAAAACGGTCAAGCAGACGATTATAATATTCGGCAGAATCATTCCCAAGACCGACTTCAACAGACGGTTTTACTTGCGAAGAAATCAGCTCAAGATTGGGATACATATAGCGAATATAATCAGCCAGTAAATCGGACATAACAATAACGCCGTTACGGTTTGTAAGACCATTTTGATTATTATGATCGAGGTGACGCAACATAATATTTGAAGTTTCATCAACAAGATCGCCGCGTGTAACAAACGGGCTTGAGAATGTCAAACGAACTCCAATACCAAGTTCATTATATTTATCTGCTCTGGACAGAACTTCTGACACAGGCAGATTTTTCTGTGGTGGGATACGACCACCCTGTAGGATTGTGGATATACTTCCAAACACATATCTGATGCCATTTTTCTCACAAGCCATTTTACAAGCTTTGTCAATATCAAACATCATTTCATCATGGCCGCAGAACGCACCAATATTCCAATCGATTTCACCGCCGTAATCTTTTACAAGCATCAAATTCTCCTTTCTTTATGAAGGTCTAGTTATTAAAACATCACGCCGCAATCATTCGATAGATAGCAGCCTTCTAATGAGCTTGCAATTTTGTGGTATCTATTATCAAGCTCAACAAGAAATGTATTTATCATCTCATTATAAATATGTGCAGCCTCTTCGTAAGTATCAGCAAATGCATAATACGATTGATTTGTATTCACGCTGATTGTGCGATTTTTTGTTTTAAACTTCGAGTTCCAATAATCCTTGTTATGAATAGATCCTTGTACCGGCTTGCAATTGATGCCGGCTTTCGTATCATCAAATCGAAATCCAGTGCACCAGACTTCTTTATCTTCTGGAACAGACATAAGTGTATAAGTCATATTTTTTATTCCTTCTATTACCTACAATATGCATGTAAAAAGGCAGATTCTCTTGCAAGCAATCTCATTCTAATTCCACAAGTGCATTTGCACTCAGGACATTGTATTTCTGCCGGACGCCCTGTATTATCATAATTTTTTACAGTTTCGCTAACAGGTCGTGCCGGTAAAGGCCATACATGAAATTCGGCTCTTTTAGCTTCAAATACACACCCGCAAGAGTCACAAGTCACTTTATATAATTTTTCGGAATCTTTTGCCAGATGCGTTCCATGCTTTATAACATTCATATATTTATTCCTCCCACCCACCACTGCAATTATGTATCAGATACCAAACTTGGCGTTTACCTTTTTCAGATTGTCAGCAGCCTCGGCATAAGCATCGCGTGCAGCATGATAATCGGCCATCTTAGCAGCCAGAATCCGTTTTGCTTCCCGCTCTGCAATATCAGCATTTGCGAGCTCAGGATTCAACTGGAAGCCGGCCGCTTTGATACCGCTGGTGAACCCCTGCAAGTCTTTGTACGCAACCTTCTTCTCTGCGATATAAGTACCCTTCTTACCGTCAATAACTGACTCGGTGTTGACCATTTTCACCATACGGTCAGCGGGAGATCCTGCGATTTCGTAAACATAAAAATACTTTGCCATAATTTAGTCCTCCTTAACTTTTTCAAACGTATAAATTGTGTGTGCGGTTTCGATTTTTACGATTTTTTCATCTTCTGTAATCGAGACAGAAGTAACTGACGACGTGTGCATACCACCTGGATACGGATAGCCCTCGTTGTCTTTTACATATCGGAACTGAGCAATCCAGCCGATAGGAATTGGACGGAACTGCATTGTCATACCGATCCATTCCGGATACCATCCGTCAGTACGAGTTTCACCAGTATCGACACGAACTGCGTCCTTCATAATGTAATCGCCTTTCGGCATTTGGATAATATCGTTCATTGATTTACTCCTTATCTGGATTCCAAGGCCATCCGTCATCAGGTCGATCTTCCGATTCATCTTTAACATACCAGCTATTGTCTCCAGTACAAATTTCCACAGAAACACAATATTCAGCTCTGATATATCTTTTATTAAAGTTCATATATTTGGGATTGCCGTTAAACGCAGCTTTGATCATATCGTTTGCGCGATCGATAGCATTGTAAATGTCTTCGTCAAGCTTCTCTTTCGCATTCCAAGCTGTCTTTGCATCCAAATAACTAAACAACGATTTTTGATAGGTATCGCTAAATTTATCGCCATTTTCCATGATGTAATACACAGTAACAGACCTCGATGTATATGGGAGTTTAAGGTCTTTTGCTTTTACAACAACGGGTTCTTCTTCGGTGTCAACCGGCTGAATTTCTTCTGATTTATTCCAGAACATTTTACATCACCCGCTCCTTTTCATCCCAGTGTTTGATACCGTATTTGTCACGAACACGATTTAATCTTGCAAGAATTTCTTTATATTGCGGATTGTTTGGTTCTGTCTCGAACATGGCCGTCTCTGCTTTCCCAAGTTCTTCGTTATATCTATAACCACCATTTCTTAGCTTTTCCCCAATAACAATCAATTCGTCATCACTTTGTACCGATTCGTCATAGATACCATTTTCATCATAGTATTTAACACGTCTTTCTACATATGGGGATTTAACTGTATATCCAAAACTACATCGCATAAGCAATACTCCTTAATTGTTAAACACCAGTGCTTCCGAAGCCATTATCACCACGCTCAGTTTCATCTAGTACTTCGACAACATCGAACTGTGCCTGATAATACGGAACGAACATGAACTGTGCGATACGGTCACCATGGACGATTTCCTGAGGCATATCAGAGTGATTGTGCAAAGGAATAAAAGCCTGGCCACGATAATCCTCGTCCAACACGCCAACTTTGTTCGCAGGTGCCAGACCCTTCTTAGATGCCAGACCACTGCGGGCAAATCCGAGGATAGCCCAACCATCAGCAGGAGCAAAACGCAGGCCGGTACCGATCATACGGGTCTCATGCGGACGGATGTAAATAATAGGATTACCATGCTCGTCATACAGGTCTGCCTGATCTGCTGGGATATAAGCGTAAACATCAGCACAGGCTGCCTTCTCAGTGCCATAAGTAGGGATTTGAGCGTCAGGATAGATCTTGTTTACTTTTACAATAGGGTTCATATTAGTTCTCCTTCCATAATACGACTTCATTCTTTTTCAAGCTCCGCTTGACATCGATCACTCTTTGATTGTTGCTGCCAGCCCACGGCAATGAAATATCGCGCTGAGTTTCGATATATGGGCCATCCACCAGAACATCTACATAGTTCAGATGATCCCAATCTTTGATTTGATCCCACTCGTATCCAGTCCACATCCAGATATCCTTAGTGTCGCCGAACTCTTTGCGGACACGCTCACAGATATAGCCAACAATAAGCCGGTTCTGAACGAACAGAGGGTCTCCCCCGCTGAATGTCAAGCCTTGAATATAATCGGGGCGAAGCAGATCAAGCAACTCTTGCATGGTGTCTTCGATGAATGGATTACCGGCGGCCGCATCCCACGTCTGAGGATTATGGCAGCCGGGACAACGATGGGAACAGCCTGAGCACCAGAGTGTGACCCTGCAGCCGATTCCGTTTGCGATATCTGGTGTTGTTATCTTAATATAGTTCATTTATTTCACATCCTATCATGCCACCACACCCACCCTGCTCATTTTATTTACTGCTTCTTACTGTTCGCAAATCTGCCAAAGATAAGCAGCACCAGCCAAATACCAGTTGCTGCCCATAGATTAAAGTCTGGCCCAAGCAGCTTCCAACCGCCATATAATATAACAGTCGTAATAAACCACGACAGAATAAAACCAAGAAAACCTGAAATGAATTTTGCAATATCATTCATGCGATATCACCTGTCTTTCTGTTAATTATCAATGAATCACGCGATTGTGCTGCTTGTTGATTGTTGTTTTCTGAATTTTTACCCATACCCAACTCTTTAATTGTCGCTAAGATGAACAACTCTATCTCTGATTTCCTGAGTACGTCCCTGATTCCAGAAATTGCTTCCAATGTAACCGCAGGTACGTCGTGCAACATTCATCTTACTCTGGTCACGGTTGCCGCACTTGGGGCACTCCCACACCAGCTTGCCGTCATCCTCAACGATCTTGATCTCGCCGTCGTAGCCGCAGCACTGGCAGTAATCGGACTTGGTGTTCAGCTCGGCATACATAATATTATCGTAGATGAACTTCATTACACTGAGAACTGCCGGAATGTTGTGCTGCATATTGGGCACTTCCACATAGCTGATAGCACCGCCCGGGGATAGCTTCTGGAACTCGCTCTCAAACTTGAGCTTAGTAAAAGCATCAATATGCTCACGAACGTTTACGTGATAGCTGTTGGTGATATAGTCGTGGTCTGTGACATCAGGAATAATGCCGAATCGCTTTTGCAGGCACTTGGCGAACTTATATGTAGTAGACTCCAACGGAGTGCCGTACAGAGAGTAATCAATGTTTTCTGCTTCTTTCCATTCTGTGCACTTATCATTCATATACTGCATGATAGACAGCGCGAACGGTTTTGCTTCAGGATCGGTGTGACTCTTGCCGGTCATATACTTCACACACTCATACAGACCAGCGTAGCCCAGGCTGATGGTGGAGTAGCCGCCAAAGAGCAACTTGTCGATCTTCTCGCCCTTCTTCAGGCGTGCCAGTGCGCCATGCTGCCAATGAATAGGACTCATATCAGAAATAGTGCCGAGCAACCGCTTATGACGAGCCTGCAATGCACGATGACAAAGATCAAGACGTTCATCAAAGATTTTCCAGAATGCGTTCATATCTCTACCAGAGCTACATGCTACATCCACCAGATTGATGGTGACAACACCCTGATTGAAGCGGCCATAGTATTTCTGACCCTTGACCCAGTTCCCTGCATTCGCCACATTCTCAGTAGTTCTGTCAGGAGTAAGGAAGCTCCTGCACCCCATACTTGTCCACACGCCGCCTTTGAGCTCTTTCATAACCTTTGCAGAGATATAATCAGGAACCATACGTTTTGCGGTACACTGCGCTGCCAACTCAGTCAAGTGATAATATTTAGAATCTGGATGGATATTATCCTCATCAAGAACATAAATCAGCTTCGGGAATGCAGGAGTAACATAAACACCGACTTCATTTTTGACACCTTTGATACGCTGTTTTAACATCTCTTCGATAATGACAGCTAAGTCATCACGAGTCTGACCGGCAGGAACCTCGTCCAGATACATAAACACAGTGATAAAAGGAGCCTGACCGTTGGTTGTCATAAGAGTGATAACCTGATACTGGATGGTCTGGACACCACGAGAAATCTCAGCTCTTAGACGACGATTTACAATACGGTCAACAGCTTCCTGTGAGGGCATTTTTTCGATATCGTCATTCTGAAGCATCTCATAGAATTCGTTATGAACTTCTGCTGTAATCTTCTTACGGGAGACATCCACAAAGGGAGCCAGATGAGACAGCGTAATGCTCTGTCCGCCGTACTGGTTGGATGCCACCTGCGCAATGATCTGGGTGGCAATGTTGCAGGCGGTAGAAAAGCTGTGTGGTTTATCAATGCCAGTACCAGAAATAACAGTGCCGTTCTGCAGCATATCCTCCAAGTTGACCAAATCGCAGTTATGCATGTGCTGAGCAAAATAATCTGCATCATGGAAGTGAATCAAACCATCTTCATGTGCCTTAACGATCTCAGGGTCCAGCAGAAGACGAGCGGTTAGATCCTTTGATACCTCACCGGCCATATAGTCGCGCTGAACGCTGTTCACGGTGGGGTTCTTATTACTGTTCTCTTGATTGATCGCATCATTCTTAGCGTCGATGATTTCAAGAATACTGGCATTCGTCTTTTCCTTGTCGCGAATTTCCTGACGGAGCTTTCGCCAGTGGCTATAAGATTCAGCTACATCAGCAAAAGGACTTGCTTTCAGCTGCTCAATTACGATATCCTGGATCTGCTCAACAGAAAGAGTGTCCGGCATCTCAGCGATATGATCCGCAATTGCATTCGATACACGAGAATCAATACCGCCGGGGGTGGTGGTCATCGCCTTTTCGATTGCATTCACGATCTTAGACTTGTCGAACGGAGCTTTTACGCCATTGCGTTTGATTACATACTCCATATTCCATCACCTCCTTATCAATAATAACGCTGCTCGCCCATCATTTTCACAGCATAATCTTCGTACCAACGAGCCTTATCCTCGTCCTGCTCTGCAGCCACACCGGGCTTAGAACCATCACGGAAGCGATACTTGTAGGCATTGCAAATACAGAACCAGCGAACTGCCTCGTCGCCAAACAGCTTACGCATATTCTCGATACACTCAGTGCCATGATAGTGAGCGGGACCATCCACATACTCATACGGCTGCTCATCGGGTTGTGCCGCATTTTCGTTTTTATCTGGATTACAAGAACAGTCGCTATCGGTAGCAGGTGCATCGCTCTTGCAGTGGTTACAATCGCCATCACACAGGTCTTCCTCGTCATCCTCTTCATCGTCATCCTCATCGAGGTGGCAGATAACATCACCATCAGATATTTTTTCGGCACAATCGCAGTTCTCACAGTCGTAATCGCAATCGTCCATATCAATATCCTGCTGACTCATAGCATTGATCAGTTCGTCGCGGAACATATACTCACCATCTTTGATGCCGCAAGCTTCAGCCAGAACGTGAAGAATGCCGTTGTCCAAAGCCTCCAGATCGGCAGTGTTGAAATGAGCGATACGGTGGCCGGTTTTCTCGTCGATGTCTCCAGTGGCCTCCAGAGTCAGGTAACCAAGAACTTTGTCGTTGTCATCAACATCATCGTCATACTCATCGTCTTCCGGAGTAACCATAATAGAAGAATACAGATCGTGATGATTCTTATAGATGTCGGCCAGCAGATTATGCCAGATAGGACTCTCCTTCCGAATGCTCCATTCAACGACATTCCCTACCCAGTCCTCATGACCAAAGAGATACATGCCCTTTTCGTTCAGATCGTGATAGGTCTTGCTGATTGCCAGAGTCATAGGCATCAGCAGTTCATCCGTATGATAGATCAGACGCAGGCAGCCATTTTCCATGGTGACATCGCAGTTTTCGATATTAAACATCTTGCTCATATGTAATCTCCTTATCTCTCAACGGGTTTATAAACATCTGCCAGCTTCGGGTGGCGGCCACAGCAGCGGCTCCCCTCGGGACAGAACGGATACTTAGGATTCGCTTCACAGGACGGAACCATCCATGCGGCGAGTTCGGGGCAAACCTGAGCAACCTGGAATTTGATTGCCATAAACAGTCCCCGGATCTCACGCTGGGCACGAGTGCAGAGCCGCAGGTGGCTCATTTCAATCAGTGACCGTGCGTTGATGGTAACATAAAGCTCAGTACAGCAGGCATTCGGCAGAACAGCACGAGCGTCTTCATTGGCAGCACTGTGATACTCTTTCAAGATGCGATAGTCGTTGGCGATATCTGCCATCATACCATCAAATACATCCGCGTCTTCCCCACTGAATGGATTGACATACTGCATAACGCTTTCATCACAATAGCGCTGGCTGCGAACACTCAGACTGATATGCCGATGGCGACTCAACTGCGCCAGAAGCGCCCGACTGACACCGGTGACATGGAACGTAAAGCTGATGTGTTCAAGCACCGAGGTGTGCCCGGTCGCCTTACATCCCTTTGCGATTCGATAAGTCTCGGTCGGCTGCGAATCGTAACAGACACTTGCTGCCAGCTCTGCGATACTGAGCGGATTCTTGTCTGCATCCTTCTTTACCGGCTGTGAATACGAAATCAATTCGACTTTCATTTACTGCCCCTCCTTGATAAAATCATCCACTGTTTTTCTGCCTGTCAAAACCTGTTTCATTTGTTCGGGCGACAATTTATATGTAATAACCTCACCACATTCATATCCGTAGCGCCGAATCTGACGCTCGCATTCTGCTGTGGCGCGTTCTTTGCGGCCAAGCTCTCTTTGATTGATCCCTCGCATGGGACCTCACCTCCCTCCTTATTCGGTATTTACAATCTCTGTTTCAATGTCGTATGCGTACTTGCCGTACTTGGGAAATGCAATCATCGTGCCATGTGCCCAGAGGAAATAAAATTCATCCAGTTCTGCGACGATTTCGAAGCGTTCTCCATAGCGAAGCCGCCAACAGAGAGATTCATCTTGATAATTAAGTCTTAGATATCGACGTGTCCAATTTTTCATTGCGAATCTCCTTTAAGATTCGGTCGAAAGTTTTCTCAGCGTGAACGAGATCATCAATTGCGCAATCGATATAATCAGGCTCGCAAAACTCAAAATGATTTTGGGCGATTGTAATTTCTCGTAATGCTTGTCGATACCTTTCAAAAAGCCACTTCTCATTGTTCATACACCGTTCCTTTCAAAGCATCGAAATATGGATCGCCATCTCGTTTTTCCAGCTGAATCAATTGGCCATCATCGGCCACAGAATATAGACGGAAGTTTTTATAGATCTTATCGCCTTTGATTGTAGCCAGAGACGTGATGACGTAGTTGATATTGTGTTCTTCTGTGCCATCGGTAAGTTGAACTTCAAGTCGTTCTTTCTTTGGGATGGCTAATTTACTGAAATCAACCATAAGACACCTCACAAATCAGCAAGCTGTGCAGGAGACAAGATGTCTGGAATATCCCAATCTTCTTCCGATTTTCCATTATAAATTCCGTAGAAATATCCTTCGGACGGTACATAAACGACTCGCTGCCAGCCATTCATTCCGTGCGACTCCTTTGGCTCAAAATCACGAGTCAAAATTCTACGTCCTCCGCTACTATAAACGGATGCCTTTGTAGGAACCTCGATACATTTGTTGTCCAAAATCCGAAGAATGTGCTTAATGGACTTCTTAGAAAGATTCATAACTTTCTCCTTAGCCGTAGCTTACTTCGTTCTTATCATCACGGAATCGCACAAAGGTCGGGAATTGCAGGGATTCAAGGCCGGTCTTTTTATCCATTGTGACCTCTTTGTACTTTAATTCGATGATACGTCCGATGTAATCACCCTGATTCGCCCACACGGTAGCTCTCGTAGCATCATCAAAACCGGAACCAACACGAAGCTCGTTACCCTTGTAGTCAACAACCAGAGCGCCCATCGTACCAGCCAGACGGTTCTGACCCTCTTCAATTGCAGTGACACGAAGATCAACAGTATAAAAACGCTTGATTTTGAGACATCCTGTGTGACGCGCCCGCTTATAAGGAACCGATGTATTAAGCATAAGCCCTTCCCAATCATGTTTGACTGCATAATCGAGCCACTGAGGAATCACACTTTGATCAGTGCCTTCGTAGACCATCGGCACAACCTGGATGTTTTTGAGCCCTTTCTGCTCGATCGTAACGGCTAAATCTTCAAGCCATTTACGACGGAGTTTATATGGCGTAACAAAGGAACCATCTTCATAAGGAAGGCTGCCTTTGCCGTTCTCAAACTCATCAGTAGGAATCAAATCAAACACAACGAACTTGATCTGGCTTTTATCTCCATCCGAGTTCAACATACCAGTGCCAACCCGAAATGCCTCGCCGTCTGATAGCCCTCTGCTATTACGGTATACTAGCTCGCCATCGTAGACGTATTCATCAATCAGCGATTCATCACCAAGCTCTTTGATGATGTCGTTTTTAATATGGTCGAGGCCGGTAAACTCTTGTCCCTGACGAGAAATGAACTTGCCACGGTAGAAGGTGCCCCGGTTACCATTCATTTTGCGGCTGAGACTGAACCAGGTGCCCGGCTTGAGTTTGACTTTATCGATAGGATATCCCTGCTGGACTTCCCAGACCGGAATTACCACTTTGCCAAAAATCTTATTGACCGTAGCAGCTTCAACACCCAGAGGCAAATTCTTGGTGAACACTCGAATCAGAAAATCTTTATGTGAAGCATTCCAGTAGATATAACTGGCTGCCATTGACAAAGCCATGTCAGAGCCTGTGTTGCACTCCGCCAGGAATAAGCAGATATCTTGGAAAGTGTGTGGAAATTTATCCACGATTCGCACCTTCTTGTTAATCTTCGCCTTAGAGATTCCTGTTGTGATCTGTGGATCGAGAATGAAATCAAGGAAGAAAAATAACGAATTCTCACCGATCTCGTTTTTTGCATCCAACAAGACTGTTGCCTTATCGGTCTTTTTTGTGGCTTTCTGGAGCTTTTTTGTCAGTGTTTCCAGCTTGTCTAGCAGGACACCGTCCAGAATCAGCTCGCCTTCAAAATCAAGTGATGATGTCATCTTCAGTCCCCTTTCTTGTTCTCTTGGTTTTTTGCGGTAGTTCATAATGGGTCAGCGCTTCACGCATTTCGTGGAGAAGAAACGCATGAATCAGCCATGACGTGGTATCTGGCTCACAAAAAATGATCTGACTGTTATATCGAGCAAGCCATGTGGTGAGACTGCCCAGCAATGAAGCAGGTGTCATCTTACTGCGATATGCACCGCGATTGATCTTTTCCCATGAACCGTTTTCAATCAGTATGTAAGTTTTTGCTCCGGCTGCTGCCGCTCTGTCGAACTCTTTAGCGAACCGAATTCGATTCGTTGTGAAGTTGCCGCAGATTTCATCTATGGAATTTTTTCTCTCAATGGTCACCTTATCTGCCAACGAGAATTTTTCGCCATTGGGCAGTGTTACTTCAGCACTATAGTCACCGAAATCCAGCCGCTTACGCATATAAGCACATGGGAACGATGAGAGCCGCTGATGTAGAAGTGGAGTATCCTTTTCGCGGTCATCCACAATAATCACCATTGACTTGAGGATCTGAGTGATTTCGTTATATGTCACTTTGTCACCTCCTTTCACCGCACATGAACGTATTTACGAAGAATCGTTTCTTTGTCGGTCTTGGATTGAACCCACTGGCCCTGCTCGTCCTTTGACCAGCGGCCTTCATCCCGCTCTTCATCAATGCGAAGGATGTCGCCTTTCTCGATTGGGGCAGCTTCCAGAGTGCGGCCTTTCACCTTAAGCCGACGCTGTTGACCGGTTTTGAGGACGTAGGCGCTTACAGTTTTATTGGCGAACTTACCATCAATATCCAAGACGTAGATGTAAGAATCTTTGAGCTTCGGCATTGTAAGCTGAATGTAGCCAAGGTTGTCACCCTCATACTTTATTCTGTCAGTGATAGGAGTCTTTACGGTATCTGTCTTTTCGCAGAGCAGCCGAACGATTTTCATCCAGTCTACGTTAACATATTTCTTTTCGGTCTCTTTCTCACACAGTTTGGCCATGATGTCGTGAGACAGAAGCTTGTCTATCTCGTCCTTATTGAGCTGTTTTGCATCAAGGAAGTTATTGAAAATATCAACCTGTTCCAACAACTGATTGGGATTGCCGAACTCAGAAAAGAAATCAAGCTCAATTAGAATCCCTAACTGCCGACTGTCCGCAATTTTTCTTTTCTGGTTCATCAATAACAAGTCAATGAAAGAATCGAATTTATGGTTGCGGAGCTTATAAAACTCCCGACTAAGCCGCTTGTTCAGGTACTTGATAGACTCCATTCCCTGATAGATTTTCTTATCTGTCTTATCGTAGACATATTCATCCCGGGAATGGCGGAACTTGATTGGCATGATCTGGATGCCACGTTCGTTCGCAAGCTTGGTCGCATTGACGATTTTTTCTTGTGTGTCCGCAGTGTTCAGAAGTGCCGTTACAAATTCGTGAGTGTAGTAATAGCGATAATACGCACAATAATATGTAAGGATCGAGTAGCCGGTAGCATGGTTCAAACCGAACTGATAAGAGGCAGAGTTCTCGATAACCTGCAAGAATTCTTTTGCTTCTGTCTCAGCTGTTTCTATTGGCTTCGTTGAGTGATTACAATAGCCATTCAGGATACGAGGCATTGCCGCATCCAATTCCGCCTTGTTCTTATGACCGATTGCACGACGAATACTATCTGCATCACCGCCGCTCATATCACAGAACTGTTGGAGGAATGCAATGGTCTGTTCCTGAAAGACAAGCCAGCCCAAGCTATCTTTTAACAGTTCGTCGATTTCAGGCGATGGATTGTGATTTTCTTCATGCCGGAAGAGCTTATCTCTGTAAGAAGCACCGCCGGGTCGAATAGCTGCTGTGACCAAGCTCAAATCTGCAATGCTGTGAACATCATATTTTTTGAGCGAATCAAAAGCGAAGTCTTCAACGAACTGAAAAATACCAACCGGAGACGTTTTCATATCAGCCCAAACCTTTTGGTCATCGAAGTTCATCTCCCAGGTGTGCGGGTACGGAATATCAGCCAGCTTACAGGTCTTATCAATAACAGACACTGTGTCAAGACCGAGGATATCGTACTTTGCCAGACCGACTGCATGAGACGCTTCCATGTCAAGACACAGAATAGGCAGACCGTCTTTATCTTGGAAGACACCATACCTTTTATAGAGGTCGATTGGAGCGATGATAACGCCGGCCGGATGATGAGACAGCGATACAATTGTCCCCTGCAATCCATCGAAATAGTAGAAGATATCAGGATGGTCTGCACGGCACTTTTCAGCGCTGGCATCGTATTCCTTTTTCACTTTTGCGATTCGATCAAGGGAATAAGGATTCTTGGATTCATCTACATCTGGGTTTTCTCGCTTCCAGACTTTAGCAAGGGCTCGTCCAATCTCGTCGATTGTCGCTTTTCCTGCCAGAGTGCCCATGGCCAAAACATACGCACACTTTTCACGACCGAACGATTCAAAGATGTGGTTGTAAATCATGGGGCGATAAGCATCCGGCACATCGATATCAATATCGCCAATCTCAACACGGTTTTCATTACAGAAGCGCGAGAACACCAGATTCCAGCGAGCCGGGTCAACATCGATAATGTCTGTAACGAATGCACACCGGGAACCTGCAACAGAACCACGACTTGGTCCGAATGGAATGCCTTCATTTTTGCCCCAAATCATCAGGTCGCTCATAGAAAGCATAAAGCCCAGCATGTTGGTTTTCTTAAAGACCGTAAGCTCTTCTTCTACGTCCGCCTTAAACTGTGCGACTTCATATTCAGGAATGATACCGCGATGAATTTTGTCGTTCAGCATATCATGGGTCCGCTTGATATAAACCTTGGCATCTGATTCAGAGGTTCCGGTCAAAATGGGATACCGCGCCTTTGTGCTTAGAGTGAAATCATTGACACTATCGGCCATCCGATTCGTATTCTCGATTGCTTCCATCCAGACTTCACGAGGAAGCGCATCTTGCACAGTAAACGCATCGACCAGTTCGTTGTAAGATTTGAAGGTTAAATCAAATTCGTCTTCGCCAGTGAATTCGATTCCCTTACCCATCATAAGGATCTTGCGGCACTCTGCTTTATACGCATTCAGACTGTGGGTGTCAGTTGCAGCAATCAATGGCTTGTGATATTTCTTAGAAAGTTCCCAGAGATACTGGTTATATTCCTTTTGATCGTCACAATCGTGATACTGAATCTCATAATAGTCATAAGTCTCGCATAGTTTGTCATAGACTTCCTGACGAAATCCATCACATTCTGACGTGTATTTACGAAGTGGACTTGCCAGACAGGCAGAGATTTTGATGATGTTATCAGACAGACCAAAGAACTCTTCAAAAGTAATGCGCGGCTTATAATACTTGTGGTCAGCATCATAAGATGTGCCCATTACTTTGTTTAGCTCCAGAACACCACGAGCATTTTTGCAAAGAAGAATCGTATGGAAGTTGTCGCGAACTTTATAGCGTTCGGCATCCATCATTTTACCGATTTCCTCTTGTGCTTCCTGCGGGTCCCATCCCTGATAAGATTCATAAACTTCGTCTGGAATCTCTGGATAGTGATATATCTCAGAAGTAAGATACACCTCGCAACCAACGATAAACTTCAACCCCTTCTTTTCTGCGTACTGTTTCTTTTCAGTCCAGTTAAGGTTGTAACCATGGTTGGTAGAAGCAATCGCTTTCATCCCGTAAGAAGCAGCGAGATCAACATAGTCTTCCCATTTTGTACAAGAATCAAGGAGCGAACCCTTATCGTCGTGCAAATGGTATACAACATAGTTTTGCTCCATGAATCCTCCTTAAAACAAATCGTCTATACCGACCACGTTTGGGTCTTTTGCCGCATAAAACGGCCGTTTGTTGATGCAATCCCGAAGCGGTTCACAGGTTTTGCGATGACCACAGAGATTGGTACAGAAGAAATTTGGACTTCCATTTTTTTCTTCAATCTCTCGTGCAGGCCATTCGCCGCTGCGTTTCCGCTCCTCGAACTCGTCCGCTGTTTCGTTTATGTAGTCGATGCATTCTTTGCGCAGTTCATCGGTGACAGGATACGGTCTGACATATGTAGTCAATTTGAACTGGCAGCGAATATCTTCCGGCAGATCATTGATATCGTTCGATTCGATAAATGCCTGGGTAACAATTTCGATCTGCTCGCTGTCATACCCGGCTGCTTTCATCTTGGAACGAACTGTGGACCGCAGCGTGTAACCAACTTTGCATCGATCAAGCACCTTTTCGGCTGGTTTTGCACGTTTTCCGAATCCGGTTTCGTATGTAATCTTGCAGTATTTCACCATGATCCAACAAGGAACGGCCGTTTTGAACCCAGCCTGTTCAAGCGCCAGAGTGTACGCGACAAGCTGACGACCATAGTGAAGCAGATCTTCATCCTTAAACTGACTGGAAGTCTTGATATCCAATACCTGCAGCCGCCCGTCTGGCAGGACACGAATCAAATCCGCATAACCCTGAAGATAGCGATCATCGCGAAGCTTCAGAATAAGCAGCTTTTCGACTTCGTACTCACCCTTTGGACTAACCCAATCACGAGCCATACAACGCATGTTTGAGATCCATTTATCGCGGATGCCATTGCCGCCATCTCTCGTTTTGGGAAAATCAATCCCAAGCATATCGAGTTCGTCCAGACCGTTTTCAATGGCAGGACCGATATCCGCTTCCGTGTTCTTCCCTTCAATGATTCCTTCCAGCGTATCGTGGACCACAGTACCAAGAGATGAGTACACATTGGCACACTGTTCGCGCTTTTCGATATATGTAAGATACGCATTATACGGACAATCATGGATGGTGCCGAGCTTTGAATAGCTGTACACCTGCGCCCCTTTGTCATACAGTGCCTGCAGCTCTGGCGCGATTACTCTTTGTCCCATTTACATCACTCCTCTACCCACTTCACACACTTTGTTATTCCCTCTTTGTAAGCGTCTTTACCAAGATCAGCGATATTCATTTTGGAGCCCTCACGAATCAATCCATCAGGCCAAATGTATCCGACCTTAGTTTTTAAGATCGGATTGTTCACGATAAGTTTTTTACATTCGTTGACCAGGTGCTCTTCTTCAAGCCCTTCATCGTAAGCCAGAATGATTTTCTTTGGCAGCAGTCGTTTGATGTATTTGGTTTGCGTATCTGATACATGACAGCCACACGTTGCGAGGGCAATATTGCAGCCGAACGAATCGCACTGCTGAACTGCTTTTTCAGATTCAAACAGAACGATATTCCCTGTTTCCTGAATCCGATGATAATTCTCAGCGTATCCAAATAGTGTTTTACTGCGTGGACAAGCGATCAATGGATACCAGCGTTTATCGTGTTCACATTCGTAATTGGCGCGGCCCATAATGCCGACCAAAGAACCATCAGTTGCACGTTCTGGGATCGTGATTCGATTTGTTTCCACATCATAACCGACACCGAATTTTTGCTGAGTATCCAGGCTGATACCATCTTTGATGAAGCGGAGATTGTATTTGTTAGCATACGGTTCCAGAGTCTCCTCCGGGTACGTTTTCAAATCTTCCATCTCTTCTTCATAATCAGGCATCAGTTTTAAAAAGAATCCACCGAACGGCCAATGCGTTTTGATGTTGACTTCTTCTTCTGAGATGCCAGCCTTTTGTGCAGCGAATTTCAAAGAGTCTGGAAACGAACATCTTTTGACATCCATAATCAGACTAAAAAGATTCCCCTTTTGGTTTGTAGAGAAAACAAAGAATCGAAGCGTGCCGCAATCGAGCATACAACTGGTTGGATTTCGCTGTTCTTCCCGAGCGAACCGCAGATTATTTTTGAGAGGATTGAACTTGATATTTTCAAAGCCAAGCGCTTCAAGGATCTGAATGATTTTGTCTGGCTGATTTTCAAGCTTAGACGTTAATACATTGACATCCATTCATATCGAAGCCTCCCTTCTTATTTATCTGCGGTCATATTGGCCATGGTCATTCACAATGGTACAGAAGCCAATTTCGATCCAACGGTTCCAAGCTGAATCCCACTGATAAAGAAGAGTTTGACCATCTTCATCAGAACGAGTTTTATTCAGAAAAAGAACCATATATTTTTTGTCTTTATCCATGATGAATGGCTCTTTGATTTTTGGATTATCCTTATTCCGCCGATAGGGATTGCAATCAAATTTCTCACCGGTATATTCGTCCTGCCAACATGCCCTGGCAAAGACAGCTTGAGCCACCACTTCTTTTATCTGTTTTGAGTTTGACAGACAAGTTGCGTCAAGCCAACGCTGATTCGTAGTATGTAATGCCAACTGGAAAGTGCAGATCATAGCGACCTGTTCTTTTGAAACGGTATTAAAAATGCGACGGCTGTTCATCAACAATGCCTGCCACATCTTATCGTCAATACCGTCATCCGATTTCATGGTGTCATAGATGATTGCCTTTGTACCGGATCTTGCAAGACGCTTGATGTACTGAAGCACCTTAGAAGTGTCGTTTTCGAACATTTTTACAAAGCGAATATTGGAATACTTTTCTTTTGTAATAGCTGCTGCTTTACGAAGCATCTCCAATTCTTCTTCATTAAAATGGCCAAGACTGAGCTTTTTACGGGTGATTTTCCAGTAGTCCAATTCTTTCGTGAGGATGTGAACCAGTAACATATTTTTATATGCCTTGCTCTGCATCTCGTTTGAAATAATCGCAACGCCTGTGCCGCCTTCTGCAAATGGGAGAACCATATTTTCAAAGATAAAACTTGATTTTCCTGTGCCGCTGTGGCCAGCAAACAAATACATATCCCCAACAGGAGCTCCAAGTGTCAGATAATTCAATAGAGGTGCTCCAGCTGCATAACTGATTCCCTGATCCATGCCGGCATTGCACTGCTGGATGTATTTTTCATCAACAACAAGATTTTCGATCTTTGAATCGTTGCCGGTTGTCAGCGCCACGCTGTTATTGAGCAGCTCGAAAGTGTTATACACATCTTCGTTCGTAGCATCATCAAAGCGTTCTGGGTGACTGAGCAGCTCATCATACTTGGTGGCTAAGATTTTAAGCGTATTCATTTTGGCGATTTGGTTATAATAGCTGTCCGTATTTTCTGGATCGACCAGATCCATCATCGCCTTACAAGCACGCCAGCCGTTCAGCTCTTCGTAGTGCCGACGGAGTGTTGGTTTGTCCGCCAGATATGTATCGAGAGTGATGTTATCGATATTAGAAAAACCCTGCCGACGAATGCCGCGCCCAACCATGAAATAGAAAACCTGTTCCTCACAGATCAGTGTTTTATCTGTTCCTTCGTTGATGTTTTTGTAATCGTCGTATCGCTGGGGATCTTTCCACAGACAAAAAACAAAGCTTGCTTCGGCCTGTACACGATTTGCTTCGATCTTTTCAATCGCCTTGGTTAAATCCATAAATCGTCACCTCCTAGCAAGCTGCTAACATCTTTTCCTTTATGTGCAGTACCGATCGTTGACAGGTCGATCATTGTGTCAAGATTTGGTTCTGCATTATTCTTAACAGTCTTTTCTGCCTTATCTTTTTCACGCCGGTAAACAGCGCCGATATTGTTGCGAATGATCGCCATCAGATAACTGCACTTCCCTGCGTCATCCTCGAACTTCTTATTCTGCATTGCCCACCGAATCGACTTTTCGTTTTCATCCATGGTTTGCTGAATTATTTCATCCGAGTAAAAATCCAGTTCCTTCAGCCGGCGAAATACGATCGTTGGCATTGGCTGACCATTTTCCGGGTCATATCCAATAAAATCCGCGATCGTACTGCACAGCTTCTTATAAGATTCCATCGTGCGGCCTGGCTTCTTTTGAGGAGCTGGCTTATTCTTTTTCGCCTTTTCCCTGCGCTGCCCGGCCAACCACGCCTGATAAACCGCTTCAGATTGAAAGTAGCGATTGTTTGGCGCTTTATAAAATTGACTCCTGGGGCCTTGCACCCCGGTAGCCATACATTTAACTGTAGGTTCCTTTGCCATATTTCCTACCTCAACATACCCACCGTCCCGCCCTGCGTATTTATTTCAGAATAACCATATAAAGTGTGAATGGTTAGACCAAAGAATAAACGCGTTTTAATGCGTCAATAGGAAATTCCGGATCAGAGAACTTAAGACCGACCTCGTCGCGGATCGCCTTGATCTGGGCCTTAACATCGGCAGAAGCGTTGCCAAAACGATCCTGGATAGCGCTGATCCACTCGGCACGGTGGGGCTCGTCCTCTTCAGCTTGAGCTGCAGCACGATTTTCTGCGTCTTTACGACGAGCGATTTCTGCTGTCTTTTCCTGCTGTGCGGCCTCTTCCTTCTGACGGGCAGCCATATCAGCGTCAGTCATCGGCTTCATAGTAGCAGAGTTCTTGACGCCCTCTTCAAACGCTTCGACGAAAGCCTTTGGGGTGAAAGGAACCTTTTCAGGCAGACCATGGAAACGAGAACCAGCATCCAGACTTGCAGTAGCACGCAGATACAGGACACGATTTTCTCCAGTAACCTTCTTATCCTTGATTTCACGATCAAAAACCGCCATCATAACCATCTGGGCGGTGTCAGCAATAGCACCATACACCTTATCCATCAGGTTATTGGTCCAAACCTGATACTCTTCACCAGTGACCATATCAGTACGAGTCTTTTCCTTGACGTGAGACAAGATAAACACGGCGATACCGGCATCTTCCAGACGAGTGATCTGCTCTTGAATCAGTGCAATCACACGGTCAAGTCCCCGACCGTAACCTCCAAATGCATCATTTATGCTCTTGCACGGCTTACCGGTCTCTTTACGAGACAACCGAATGGCCTCCTGTGCAGCGATATCATACAGACAATCCAAGGTATCGATTGCAACCAGCTTAATACCGTAGTCCTTATTGTTCTCGACGATATCATCAACAATCTGAATGAAACCACGGCTGTCGGTCTCTTCGTCGTAGTCCTGATTGAAAACCTTCGCTTCTTCAACCTGCAGATCATCCAGAGCGTGGTAACCATTTTCAGCACCGCAAGAAATCAGTAGGCCCTTGGTTGCATCACCATACTTCTCTTTGATCAGGTCACGAATAAAGGTGGTTTTGCCGATCTTGCGAATTCCGAGCAGCATATAATGAGGATAGCTGCCAAGGTCTGCCTTAATACGATTGATTTTAAAACCCATTATGTATTCTCCTTTTTAATTTTCATTCCATGGTAAATCGACAGAATCAAAACATGGTGTCGATATCGTCCTCGTCGTCTGCCGGAGCCTCGACTGCAGGAGCAGCTTTTGCCTTAGTCTTAGCCTTGGAACCGCCCTTCATCATGTCGTCCACGCTTTCATCAACCGCCGGGGTCCAGATCTCATCCTCGAACTCACGAGCAGTGTAACCAGAATCAGCTGCAGTCTTGCACTCCTCAAATTCACCAGTCAGGATAGGCTTTACCAGACGCAGCTCCTTTTCCCGATCACCGAGGATATTCCCACGCGGCTTGAAATCTTCCATCTTAGAGATGCCGAGTTCGACCTGTTCCCGCTGCTGTTCAGTCAGGCTGTCCATAGTAAACGGAACCTCTTCAGCGCCATTGACGACTGCGATCTGCCAGTTCATATGGACAGGATTGCGAGACTTGGTTTCCAGATAGCGCATCTTGTAATCGTAGATTGCCTTATGCTTCGGCTTATCCATATCAAAAACAGCGGTATTGAACACGGTGTCGATCTGGAACATCTTCTGTACGCCATCTGCCTTAGACCACATCGGGGTGTAACAATGCATCATAATCTTGCCGTCATCCTTCAGAGTGGTTGTATCCATGCTATCCTTGTCGTAATACAGATCCAGATTCATAGTCAGATGAGGAACGTCCTTCTCGCCAGGCATATACACGTTCTGGATCTGATACTCACGATAAACCTGATCCTTGTATTTACCGGTGCCTGGACGCAGAACGAACTTGCCTGTGACAACAATATCGTCCTCATAACCGGCCAGAGCGGACTCCAGATACTCGATCATGTCCCACTCGGTAATGAACTCTTTGCGCTCGCCCAGGTTCACTGTGAACTTTTTTGTGCTGGCAACGGTCTTGATCACATCTTCGTCCAGACGATTACTCCACGCAACCTCGATATTGTTTCGGTCAGTATCCATGGTCTTGATCTCGTCGTTCTTAAAGCCTTCCAGCTTGACATAACCAAGATTATTTCCGGCTTTGATACCAAAGTTAATGCTGATCTTCTCACCCTTGTCGTATGTGTCGCGCTTCACGAACGGGACCTTTTTGGAAACGGTGACCTTTCCGCAAAAGCTAAAGCGAGAGTAGACGTTGTTTTCCTTACTTGCCATATGTACCTCCTATGTAATCAGTTATCAATAATCGGATTCTTCAGTAGTCTTATGTTCCCACTCCGGCACCCTGGGGGCAAAGGGAACAACGAGGGGTTCGTGTTTGCATCTGGACATGAATTCATCTGCCAGCTTGTCATAGCAGCCAGAGCAGAGAGAGAACTTCATATAATCCCCATCACGCTTGCTCCCGTAGAAGAAAGGCAGTTCCAGGTTACCAAGATTGGTCTCATCGCAGACGTCCAGAGTCTTACCACAAAAATTACAAGTCATATTGTTTTCTCCTATCTAATTTGACGAAATGCTATCGAATCAAATCAGGAGACGCACGTCCATACAGCATCTGTACTCCCCTTTCGATTTACTATTTATAAATTCACTTCAGTTCCATGATGTCATCAAAGAGCATCACGTATTCATCCGTGTATTTATTTCCATGGAAGTGGCCAAAGTACCACATCGGCTCTTGGTACGCCGGGAATAAGGAGTAGATTTCATCAAAGAATTGTTCTGTTGACTTGTCTACTGTGCTCTGATCAATGCCAGAGATGAAAAGCTCAGTTGGCTCGAACCGCAGCGGGCAGGTATGGGTCAACATAATATCGATTTGTTTTTCCGTTGCCATCAACCGTACCAGCCCCTTCGTGAGTTCGTTTGGCTGTTCGTCCGGCCACCAATGCCAACCGCGCCGCAGACGATAATCCTTGTCGACCGAATAAGCACCGCCGCAAACAAGTGCAGTCAACACACGGTCGGGTGTAACGATCGTATATACAGCGCCGTCGATGGCAAAATACTGATTGGGATGTTCTGCGTGCCACATCATGGGGCCCTGGATCGCACCCTCTGTGACATCGATCTCTTTGTATCCATCGGCTTCGGTAGGTCGCCGTTCGTGATTGCCATGAATACAGAACAGTTTTGCTGGAATTTCATCTGCAATATTCTTGATATACATCTCCTGCGGGTGATCCTCGCCGTAGTAATTCAAACCAACATCACCCAGACAGATAAACCATTCTGCGTCTGAATGCACTTTACAGAAACTCTTCAGGTCATAAAATCGACTTGGGTTGCCATGGATATCACCTGTCATATAAACTGCCATCTGGAAACTCCTTTTCAAATTAAGACGGAAGTGGGCTTACTTTGTCATAAATCGTCCATTCATCAGGACAATCACAATGCGGAGTATAGAATCGGGTACAAAAATTCCAGTAGATACAATCATCGCAGCCCAATTCGTTTTCGTATCTTTTTCCGCATTGATAAATAAAATCCCGAAGTGCAATTTCAAGTTGTTCTGGAGTAGTCATCTGTGAACCTCCCTATCTGATTTTTTTTGGTTGTGCCAGTGTGATTTGAACACACGATCAGGGAGTCAAAGTCCCTTGCCTTAACCGACTTGGCTATGGCACATTATATAAGGCGGCACCCAGTGCTACCTGAGCACCGCCGAAGGTTTTAGGTTTTAAAGGTTGGACCATGGAAGAGATAGCCAGCTGCAAAAGAAGCCAGCATCAATCCGCCCACAATCCAAATTGCTTTACTGATTTCAATCCAGATCAATCTGAATCACCTCAGTTCTCAATACGCAGGAAACTGATGTCCGTAGACTGGTACACGCTTGCATCACTGCTTAGAGTGCCAGCAGCTTTATCAGCCTGATACTTTGCATTACCGGAGCCAGTGATGATCAATCGATTCTGATCAATGCCCTGAGATGCCATATAATTTGCAACAGTCTGAGCGCGATTTGCGCTGAGCTGCTTGCCAACATCAGTCTGGTTGTCTGCATTGATATTGCCATTGATAACGATCATAGTGCCATCCAGAGTCTTAGCGATATCCACGAAATCATTCAGGACAGAGGCGGCGCTTGCCTGATCGGTAAACACAGAAGAATCCGGGACAAATGTTACATTGGCGGTCTTACTCAACATAGAATCATAATCCAGATTATCAGTGACCTGCTGGGTGATATTAGCGCGAATTTCGTCACTTACAGTCACCTTAGTGGTAGCATTTGCCGCAGAAGTAGACTTGAAATCACCTTTCAGAGCGTCAATATAAGTGGTATCGAAAATCGTATTCACAAGGTCGCGATTGACAGATTCGCCCAGAGCCTCCCAGATATCGCACATCTGGTTATAGATCATGGGAGCGGTATCGTTCAGAATGTTGTAATTGTCCTTCCAACTAGCCATCTTTGCGTTGGCATAAGTAGCGTCAATATCTGCATCGCTGGAAGTGGAATACATCGGGAATACTTCACGAGCTGCGTCGTAGTTGATGGGCTGATCATAAGACATCAGAATACCCTTGACAAACTTCTTGACAGTATCTTCGTGAGCTGCGGCCCAATCGGCATCAAACACAATGCCATCCATAACCAGAGAGGAAGAAGACTTGGTATCAAAGACAACTGTGCTGTTGGTGTAGGTCTTAGCCTGAGTCAGATAAGGCTCCCATGTTGCAGCAACATCGATCTGACCAGCAAAGTATGCTTTAGCAGTATCATCTGCCGTACCGAACATGATCAGGTTGTTCATAATGGTTGCCTTATCCGCATCGGACAGATTGGAATTATTGACAAACCAAGCGACCAGGGTTTCGGCCTCAGAGAATTCAGGAACGCCGATCTTGGCATTGACCCACGAATTCACATCCGCAAACTGAGTGGAAGCGATAATACCATCGCCGCCATAGCTGTAGTTGGTAAACACCGGCATGATGATATTCTTACCGGCATCCGTAAACTTCTGAGACAAGAATGCGACACGGTTCGTAGTATAACCAGCGGCCTGCAGATCACCAGAGATCAGTGCATTGCTGGACTCAGTAGCGTCGTTGATGACATTGATATTCACCTTGATGCCGAGCTGGTCAAATACAGAACCAGGCTGAGTGGTGAGACCATTATTGGCATGGGCAACAATTGACAACCATCCCGCCCACTCGTCCAGAGACAGATTGATCGTGTCGTCGCCGGTTGATGCATTCGTGGTGACATTCGTGGCAGGCTTATCAGACGCAGTTGGCTTTTTCTTGTCGAACTTAATCACGCCGCCCTTGATGCCGCCAACGACACCAATAGCAACTGCTACAGCAAGAACCACACCAACGACAGCGCGGCCGGCCTTAGTCAACTTGAACTTAGACATATTCATTTCTCCTATTAAATTTTATTTCTTGGACTGAGTGTTCAATCCAGACGACTTAGAAAACGCATTTGGATCTTTGATATCGTATGTGATTGGTTTTGAAGCGCCTTTGCGCAAACTATCAAGATAAGAATCAACCGCGTATCCAGATGTTGCTTCGTTAGCTTTTTCCTCTCTGCCTTTTCGGGTGGTCGAATAAACAAGCTTTGCACCAGCAGCACGCTCACGACTGTCTTGCAATCCTTCTCTGGTTGCGTTCAACATCTTTTCGCTACCAGAAGATATTTTCATATCACTCATCTTTGTATACGCATCAGCAATTCTCTGATTCGTTTCAAGCTCGGCAACCACACGTTTACTTTCCAGCTTTAGATTCGAAAGCGTTTCTTCTTGTAAACGAACTGCCTGCTGGGCATCAGCGACCATTGGAGTAAGCCGTTTGATCTCTCGCTGCGCATTTTCAACGTCTACATCTTCAGCCAATTTCAACTGACCAAATGTTCTTGCGCTTTCCATGTCATTTTTAGACAAAGCTGCTTTTGTCTTTGCTTGCAACGGTGTACAAAGGGAACATAATAAAAAACTTAATAATGGACTGCCAATCTTACACAAAGTACCGCC